TGGTCCAGGAGATCCTGTTGCTAAAGGTAATGACGCAGGTATTGTTCATTATGAGATTAGAAATGGTGGAAATGTAAATCCAGAAAAATACAAAGCTAAGTTTGGACATGGTGGAACTCAGGATCCTAATAAGTTTTTGGAGGGAATTAATTCAGATTCATCCCTTAACAATACATTACTCAATTCAAATGGTGATTCATCCAATGACTTAAATGCATCATCTTCAGAAGTTGCATTAGCAGCTCAAGTAGGTGGAGGTACAGTAATTAATAATATTGTTAGTTCTGATAGTGGTAATGGTGGTGGTGGTTCTACTGTTGTATCAAATCAAATTCCTATTGGTTCTTCAATGGGTGATATGGGAGGAGATGTATTGAGTAATCTTAAAATTAAAACACTGGTGGGATAATGGAATTTTCTAGATCAACCGATTTTAAGTTACAAAGCTTTTTAATCACATCTCATGAAGGTGAAGAAAAGAATGCAAAGGAATTAATTGCTACAATAGAATATTCTGAGTCAATTACTTCTCCATTTCTGATGGCAAAAGCAACATTAGTTGATAGTGCTGGTTTGTTGAACACTTTACCTATCAAAGGTGGAGAAAAAGTTGTATTCACAGTTCTCGTTAATGGGATTGAGGGTGCAGAAGAAATTACTTATGAGATGGTAATATGGACTCTTCAAAATCGTTGGACTGAACAAAAGAAACAAGTATATACTCTTGGATTAATTTCTGCCGAAGGAATTACTAACGAAATTTCTCAAGTTACTGTTGGAACAACTGGTAATCCATACTCAATTATTGGTAATTGTATTAAAACTGATTTAAAGAGTAGTAAAGAACTTTTTGGTGAAAATTCTTTGTTTGAAGTAAAAATGCTTCCAGGTTTAAATAGACCATTTGATTTTTTTGGAAAACTGTGTACTAAGAGTGTTTCTCCAAAGGCAACATATCAAAGTTCTGAGACAGAGAACACAAACGAAACAAAAGAAGAAATTAAAGGAAGTGGTGGATTTTTCTTTTGGGAAACAAGGAAAGGGTTTAATTTTTTTGCAGTTGATTCATTACTTGCAGATGAAGAAAGTTCTTTTAATTCAGACAAATTAGAGAGAGTAGCATGGGGTTCTAGACCAGATGAAGCTTATACAGAAAGACCTGGTAATGTTGGTGATGGAGGAGATGATAGGTTTACAATTAAAAGAGCTATATTTTCATCAGAAGTAAATCTCATGGATACCCTTAGAAGAGGGAAATTAGCTACTAAAGTAGCGTTTTTTAATCATTCAACGGGAGGGTATTCTGAGTATCAGTATAGATTAAAGGATAATTATGATAATATGACACATTTAGGTGGACAAGATGGACTTACTAAATTACCAATAGGTCTTGATGGTAAGGACTTATCAGATTTTCCATCCAGAACACTGTCTGTTTACATAGACCATGAAACATGGTATAATGAACCAGGAGTTGCTTCTCCAGAACCAGAAGATGGTGCTGAAGATCCAACTCCCTATGCTGATTGGCAGAAATATTTTACTGTACAGTCACTTTCTCGTTACCAACTACTACAAAATCAATCATGTACTGTTGTTATTCCAGGAAATGCAGGAATACTTGCTGGAGATCTAATTAACATTAGACTTATAAACAAGATGCCAGATGCACAGGTAGAAAATCCAGATGGTTCTGGACCATATGATCCTGAAAGTAGTGGTGAATACTTGATAAGTGAAGTAACTCATAGTTATGACCCTACAATGGGTAATAACGGAATGTTTTTAACAACACTTCGTTTAATGAGAGATTCTTACGGTATGAAAAAAGAAATATCAGCACACAGTCCTAAATAAATTTACACTCTAATAGAAAAATATGACCACTATAGAGCAACACATAGAGCATGACAAAGATATCATTGATGATCCAACAAAATCTGCAGCTGCTCGCAGACATGCTAAAGATGAGTTACATGACCTCATAGAATATGAAGAGCATCATCATGATGAGATCGTAGCAGGAGATCACCACGATCCAAATGCACTTGAACTCTTTTGTGACCAACATCCAGACGAGCCTGAGTGCTTAGTATACGACGATTAATATGGATGAGGCATTATCACGGCTAATTCCAACTCAACGCATAGGAAACGATGGTTTTACTTGGTGGGTTGGACAAGTTGAAGGAACCGCTAGTGACGAAGAAAATAATAAGGGCGGGTACCGTTATAAGGTAAGAATCGTTGGTGATCACACCTCTGACAAAGAGGTTTTACCAACGGAAAATTTGCCGTGGTGTAGCGTAATAATGCCTGTTAATGTACCCTTCATGCCAGGAAATATTGGCGGGGGTCATCCACAATTAGTTAAAGGTTGTTGGGTAACAGGGCACTACTTAGATAATGATAAACAGAAACCTATAATTATGGGTTCTATTGGACCTGTGCCAGGTTCAACAGTAGTGATCAATGATATTGAACCTAATAGTACGAAAGCATTTCAAACAGGTGTAGGAACTGGAAATTTAGCTCCAAACCCTGTTACAGATGGTGAAGAAGGTAAGGATGGAACTGCTAAAACTGGTGGTGGATTATCTGACGGAACAAAAAGAGGAGATGGTGAACTTAGGGTAGATCTAGGAAAGAAAAAAATAGAAAACATTAAAGATGAACAATGGTGTCAGGTAGTTGCTGAAAAATGCAAAGATGTTGATCTTAAAACACAAATGAAAAGTGTTATTGGTGAAATGTTATATCAGATTCAGAATAATAATGGTAATATTGGAACTTATTATGTTAGTAAGGTTACTGGTAAGGTTAATGAGTCTGTAGGGGATGTAAGAGGGTATGTAGATAAAGCTATTAGGATTGTTAGAGAATTCCTTGGTAAAATTAAGGGATTTATTACACAAAAGATAAAAGATGCAGTTGATGCTTTGGTTAAGGCAATTCTTAGACCAGGTGAAAGTGGTAATGTATTGACACCAGTTACAGAATTTTTCAATAATATGTTGAAAGATCTTGGATGTCAGATGGCAGATATTGGAGAAAGATTGATTGAATGGTTAACAAATGTATTAATGAGCTATATCAATCAATTATATCGTGCTGCTGTTTGTCAAATTGATGAATTAGTTAATGGTATTATTTCTAAGATACAACAGTTAATGAATAATTTGCTTGATAGTGTCTTAGGACCTTTACAAGATATTCTTGGTGCTATTGCTGCTCCATTTGATATGATCGGAAATGCAATTAACTATGTTTTAAAACTTCTTGGTATTTCTTGTTCTGGACCAGATCAGACATGTGCGAAGTATAAGAAAGTATGTACTGATGGAAGTAAAGAAGAATCAGAAGATGATAAGGGTTTCTTAGATGGATTATTAGATAGTATTGATAATTTATTTGGCGATACACCTGCAGATTATACACAATATGTTTGTGATGAGGCTTATACTGGAAGACCTTTAACTGGAACTACAATTGGATTTATTGGAGGAGTACCAGCACCACCAACTAAGGTAACTAAAAAACCTAAAATTGTGTACACTGTTAATGATATAGTAGTTCAAGAAGGAGAGAGTGCCGTTTTTACAGTAACAAGAAGTGGATTTCTTGATATTGCATCATCTGTAAGGTTTAAGATTATTAAAGATCAAGGTACTGCAACTGCTGGAGATGATTATATAGATCAAGACACTATTGTGGGATTTGCTCCAAATGAAACAGAAAAGACTGTTTCTGTTCAAACATTACAAGATAGCGAAAAAGATTCTGATGAAACATTCTTCGCTAAGATGACAAAAAATTCTCCAATGGATGATATACTTACTGAGTTTGTAAAAGACATTGGTAGATGTATCATTAGAGAACGTGAAATAAAAGAACCATATGATCCATACGTACCAGGACCAACAAATCCATTCATACCAATTGATGATCCTCCTACAGATACTCTTCCTGATCCAATAAATGTTCCAGTTCCACCAACTACAGATACTCCTCCTGGTGATCCTGAAGATCCATTACCTCCAAC